TTTCAACAACGGAGGCACGATGACACTCGGAAATAATATTACATTCACAAACACATCTACAAATAGCCATTTCAATAAGATTAACTTCGGGAATTATGTGCTGACAGTCAACAACAAACTGGAGTTCTACAATAGTAATGTGTCTGACGGTAATATTGCGTTAGGGACTAACGCATGGGCGGTATGTAAGAATGCCAACGGAGTGGCAAACGAATACTGGGTATGGGGCAGTCTGAATTGGTCGACACCGCAGGCATACCCGTTGACAGCCAACTCAACGCCGTCTGATGGGATTACGGTTGATATACGCAATCCGTCATCGGGGTCTACGCTATTCACTTTTGATACTGACAATATCGGGGTAAAACGCATCATAGTCAGGCGGGGTTGCACTTACAGAGTGGTAACGAATGTGGATGTCTACGCACAGGATTTGACCGATTACGGCACGCTGTATAGAGGTGCTGGATATTATGGATACATACATTACGGTAGTGGCATGACGCCGTTCAATTACAAGCAACTGGAACTGCCGAAAAAACTTGACCGCACAGTCATGGAATTTATGAAGGTGATGGATTGAAAGTAGACAAAGTGTGGCATTTTGGAGTTGGAATTGGGCTGACTTCGGTGCTGTATGTGGCATTCATGCTCCTGTTCGGTAGCAAGTCAGTCGGGGTGCTGTCTGCGATTGTGCTGTCAATTTCAATTATGGTGTTCAAGGAAGTTATTGACATACCACGGACTGGATTTGATAAAAAAGACCTGCTGGCGGGTCTTGTGGGTTTGTTGGTTGCGATTGCAGTTATTGGGGTGATTGGATGAAATTGAAAGATGCACTGGAAGGTTTGATTGAAAACGCAGAACAGGCGTGGGCGTCGAGAAACTTGATAATGAAGTATGGTGAGGACTACGAAGTTGATGACGAGGCACAGGCGAAGGAGATGCTGGCAAGAGCGTTGCAGAAACTTAACGAAATATAAAATACGATGTAAAAAAATAAATATACCAAAATATATTAGGTGATAACGATGAGCGAAACCGATTTTGCAAAAGCAACGCTTCGTGAAATGGACAAGGCAGAAGTCCTGAACGAGAATGAGCGGATATTCAGGGCGTGGGGTAGTGTTGAAGTTAAGGACAAGCAGGGCGAAATCATACCCATAGACGCACTGAAAAAGGTAATGTATGTGGTTATGGACAGGGGCGGTGTTCTGCTGGACAGCCACACGAACCGCCCAGTTGGCAAAATCCTGAATTATGAAATCCGTGAGAAGGACGGCAGACCTGGCGTGTTGCTGACTTGCAAAATATTCAATCATTACTCGCTGGATGACGAGGTGTGGAATAGGATTAAGAGTGGCGAGTATACTGGATTATCTATGGGTGGCAAAAAGAAAAAGGTCATTGATGGTGGCGATGCGAAAATCTTGCAGGATGTTGAGGCATATGAGTTCTCGGTTGTGCGTCAACCCGCAAATCCAGAAGCGACAATTGAGGCGGTAAATATGATGGCGAAAAGTGCCGATGAAATTAAGAAGCCATTTGGGGCATGGGAGAATTTTGATGCGTGTGTCAGTGATATGAAAAGCAAAGGATACAGTGACGAATCTGCGAAACGCATATGCGGGGCGTTGCAAGCACGGTTGGGTCATAAAGAAGCAATGAAAGAAGAATACCCGCTTATACTTGAGTTAGAGGAAGACCTGAACAAGGACGGCAGACCGCCAAAAGCATGGTGGGATAGATGCGTCAGGTCGGCAAGCAAAGTTACGGACACACCAGAGCAGTTGTGTGGGTATGTGTTCCATCATGTGCTCGAAGGTAAGCGTGAGCGTGCTAAAGGTATGTCGGATGACGAACTTGCCAAAGTCCTTGAAGAGTCCAAGAAGGGCAATTTTTATTCGCCCACAGTCGGTGCTGAAACATCGGTTGTGGGTGTTGAGGAATTTAAGGTCAAGCCGAAAGAAGGCGGACAACAGGATGGTGGGAAGAAGATGGCAGACGAAAAGCCAGTTGAGGAAAAGAAGCCCGAAGCACCTCAACCTCCCAAAAAGGAGGAAGAGAAGCCGAAGGCAGATAGTGCTCTGACCGACAGCGACAAACTCTTGGCAGTCCTTAATAAGATTGCCGAGAAACTCGATGCGCTGGATGAGAAACTGTCCAGCGTGTCTGGGAAGGACAGCGACGAGGAATTAGATGTAAAGATTGGCAAAGCCATAAAGAAGCAGTTTGAGCAACTGGGCATACAGACGGTAAACACACAGCGACCTGCGGTGCCTGAAAAGGAAATCAAGAAGTCATCGTGGGAAGACGAGGACATTGCATACAAGATTGCCAAAGGGCAGGTGCATGTGAAGCCAGGCGAGATTGAGCGTGGCATCCGTGAGAGACAGAGACAGAAAATTCAGGAGTTTTTAAATACGCCATAAGGGGGTGCAAGAAATGACAGAATGCTGGGTAAATACAATGGATGAGATGGAACGACTGTATTACACGAAAGCAGGTGTTCGGTATCTCCAGGATATTGGGGATTGGTCTGCATACTTTACAAAGGCGGATGGGTCAATTACAACATCTACTGCTGGTGTCTACAATCCGATTTACGGTGCGTATGCGTGGGCACAACTCAACCTTGAGGCAAATGCGTTCGGTGTGCTTCCAAAAGTGCCGTGGGGCAACAGTGGTTGGCGTGTAATAACAGGCAGGGCGTCTGAAGTCGTGATAGGTGGTGTTGCTGAAGGTGGGTCTATACCAGATTCAAAAGTTCCGACATTTGCAATGATTACAGCAAAGCCCAAGACGATTGCACATGTGTTCACAAATTCAGAAATTCAGGAGTTCTTGGCAACTGCAAATCACGATGATGCGATTGCCACGATGGAAATGCTTCGGACATACTTTGCAAAAGAACACGCAGAACACATCAACAGGATGCTGTTGTCTGATGTCGGAACTGCACTTGCAGGTAACAATATGGAGAGCATTGACCGTGTGGTGTCATCAAACAGCGAATTGACCCGATGTGGTATACCTGCTGGTTACAGTGATATTTACGGGCAAGACCGTGATGGTGGTGCATCGTGGGCAGATGCACAGGTATTGGATAACAGTGGTTCACCCCGTGACCTGACGGATGACTTAATCAGACAACTCTTGAGAATGTGCATGCACTATGGTGCAAACCCAACGATGTGGCTAACTGGATATGATACCTATGCAAAGATACAGGGACTATTCACACCTGAAGTCAGGTATAGCGTGATTGGTGACAGCAAAGTCAAAGTGGGTGTGAACGGTATTGAAACCTTCGAGGGTAACGAAGTTGGTCTGCATGTGTCAACACTGTACGGTATTCCAATGATAATTTCAAAGAATGTCAAGCAGGATACAATCAGCCGACTGTATCTGCTGGACACAAGCAACCCAGAAGGATTTCCGATGCCAAGATTGTGCATCAGAGTTGCAAAGCCAACACAGTACTTCGAAGCAGGCACGAACACACAGACCGAACTGCTACTTGGGTCATTCATCAACAAAGGCATGTACAGGACAATCGCCGAACTGATTTGCACAAGGTTCAATGTGCAGGGCAAACTACGAGATTTGCAGTGAACTTGAGGTGGGAAGGATGGCAAAATTCATGCGAAAGAACTTGACCATACCCAATGTTTATACTTTAGGTGAGTTGGGTGTGGATTACATGTTCTTTCCCGACTCTCCCACCATCGTTAACAATCCAGAACATGTCAAGTGGCTTCGAGAACATCCAAAAGAATACATCGAAATCAAAGACGAACCCGCACCAAAACCAGTAGAGGAAAAGAAAGTAGAGGTCAAAAAAAGGAAGTGATATAAATGGCAGTGACAATTAGTTTAGTGACCAGCAAAAATCCTGCAAATCGGCAGGACTTGACTGCACACCAATTTGCACGCCTGAAACTTGCAGTGGTGTCGTTGGCATTCGGCTCATCTGATACTTACGCAACTGGTGGCGTGGATATTACAAGTGCACTAACGAAGGCAGGGATAACTACACCCATCGGTGGGTTTGAAGTGTCAAGCACCATACCAGGATGGGTGTCAAAGGTAAGTTTGTCACAGCAGTCGGGTCAGTGGGTTGCCAAAATACAGTTTTTTGGCGAGGACACAAACTCCTCTGGTGTGGTCGCTCTGTCAGAGATGGCAAATAACAGCAGTGCAATCGCAAACCAGACGGTTAAGGTGCTGTTGGTGGGATACTAAATGCTATCGAAACGCAAGTGGGAAATCGTGTGCGTTCGGATGGTCAACGCACTGATTGGCTCACTTGTAACCTTCTTTTCGAGTTTGGTTGCGTATGGCATGTATCCGCCACCACCGCAAGTATGGTGGGCATCTGGGCTGGCGTTTGTCATACTGTTGCTGACACAACTCTACGGGATATTCAAAGACATCGAGCACGACCTTACACGCAAGAAGGGTAGTGATGACAGTAATACAGGTGGGCATTCAAAATTTTTAATTTTTATATAGGAGGGATTTATTTTTGACTGTCTTATATTGCACGGCGGATGATGTGGCACGGTTCTTGTCATTCAGGCAGAATGTAAGTCCTGCGGGATTTACTGATAGCACGGTGCCGTCCAAAGGAACGGTAGAATCCTATATTGAGATGGCGCAGGACTACATTGACCGTGCCACGAGGCATTCGTGGCGGTGGCAATATAATCCAATTCCCGATTATGAGTATCATTCCGTTGAGTATATGTATCAACGGCTTACTGGTATACCTATTTACTTGAGACACAGAGATGTACACTTCCCGACTACTCAAGAGTTAGGGCTGGGTGAAGTGGCATCTGTTGCACGAATTGAGATGTTTAACGGTAGCGACTACGAAATCTGGTTTGACGGTGCGAATCCGTCAAATAGCACGAAGACGCAAGGCAGGAATGCAGATTGGTGGGTAGACACAGAGCGAGGCGTCTTATGGATACGCAATTTCATATGGTTATGGAGACCGCTGGGTATACGGGTCAAATACTATTACGGTAAAGAATCAGCAACTGGCGATATAAAAATGGCAACTGTAATGCTGGTTGCCAAGTGGTTGCTGATGGGCGAAGACCGTTCGGTGTTGCTACCAGAAGGCACATCGAATGTGACTTATCGTGAGAAAATCGAGTTATGGGATAAGGAAATAAAGGAAATACTGGACAGAAATACCGAGTATGCGGTAATCACGAGTTAGTAAGTAAGGTGTGGACATGACCGCAATAACGGGTACATACGACGGAACGCTTACGGTAAAGGAAGTATTAGGTAGTGTTGGGATTAGCGATACCGTTGTCAATTTGATTTACGACCAGAAGCGTGTGGATTTGGGTCAGGGCGAGAGTTCGATACTGGTTTATAAGGTAGACAGCACCGAAAGGTTCAACACATTGGGTGGCAAAACCAAGGAAATTGCCGAGCGGGTCAGTGTGGACATCCGTATGGTTGTGGGCGGTAGCAAGACACGCACGGATTTCTACAATCTGTTTGACGCTGTGCGATATGCACTTGAGCGAATATCTACGGGTGTTCAGGACGCATACAACAGCAATTTCTACTGGGAGTATGTGGAAATTGCATCGGTGCGGGATTTGAGTGACAAGTCAGTTAATCTTTACCGCAAAGTCATTGATGTTATACTTCATTCTTGGGGCAACAGGGCGGTTGTTGGTTCGGAGAGTTATAGCGAGACAGGCAACCTCTATAAACGCCAAATAACGCTTTCGCAGTCATCAATCGAGACATTACAGGACTATCAGGTACTGATAGTATTTGATACTGCCAGTCATATTTCTGCAGGCAAGATGCGTAGGGATTGCGGAGACATTCGGTTTTACGGTAGCGATTTTGCACCGTTGTATTATTGGATTGAAGGTCCCGTTAATTCCAACGCAACAAAAATCTGGGTGAAGGTCAAGAGCATACCCACCAGTGGTGGTTATATCATAATGACCTATGGGAATTTATATCTAACAATCGACTATAATTATCACGGTGCAGATAAGGTGTTTGACTACTATAATCCATGTGAAAGTGCAAGTCGTCTGGCAGAGTTCTCCGTGCCGTATGACATGCAATTAACTTATGACGCTTCAGCGGGTGCGTATAAACTCAAGAAAGTCGGCACGCCAGATATAAGCCACTTGTATGTTAAGTCCAAGACCCTGCAATCAACAACTTATGTGGGTCATGCGATTTATGCAGAGTTTAAGATAAAAACTTACGGGTCAGATGACCAGAATATTGGATTTGGATGTGGAAAGCGAACAGATAGTGGCGAACTATATGCAGTTGGATTGTGCGATTTATATGTGGGACTTTACAATGCAGAAGCGAGGTTTACTGCAGGTAGTGGGTATATGGATATTGATGTATTTAATAATGATATCGGAACAACAAACTGGTGGTGGGTTGAAGGGCAAACATACAATGATGGACACACAAGTCCCGCTATAAAATTAGTAACGAATTTCAACAATTATTCGGGAGGTCCAGTTGCTTCGTTCCAACACACAACAAGCAATCCCGCATTTGCCTTTACAGGCAGTGTTAACAGCGAATTGTGGTTTAAAAATATTCGTGTTCGCAAGTATGCCTATGGTGATGTTTCAGTTGCAATAGGAAACGAAGAGGTGGTGTAAGATGCCATATGCAGGTATAAGTGGTGTGTTGGCTTGGAATACGGGTGGAACAAGCGAAAGTGACAAAGCGTTCGGGCATGCACAGGTATTGACGGATGCATCCGCAACGCAAAATATAGAGGGTTTGTTCACCCTTGGACAGCGAACATTTGCGACATCAGTTGCGAAAATGTATGATGTCACACTCGGTGTGGAGGCGATACTGGCAAATCCGTGGGTGTTCAAGTTACTGTTGGGAAACATGTCTACCACTGGAGCAGGTCCGTATGAACACACATTTACAATGGCAAACACATTACCGACCTTCACGACAAAAATAACAAATGACGCACTGGCGTATCTTCGCACATTCGGAAATTGCAAAATCAACAGTATGACAATGACATTCACCGCAGGCGAGCCAGTCAGAATGCGGTTCGAGATATTCTCATCTACTGGCAATATGGATGCGTATTCGGGTTCAAAAATTAGTGCGGTGGTTGAGAGCAAATCACCGTATGTGACGCAGGGGCTGACTTTGCTTATTGCGGGTGGGACATCGTATCGGCGTTTTAATACGCTGGAGTTTACAGTGAGTAATAACCTTGAGAAAGTGCCAGTGTTGCAGTCGAGATATCCAGAATACCTTGTGGAAAAGAACTTTGTGGTTACTGGACGATTGAGTGGATTGCAAGTGGATAGCGACTTCCTTCAGTATTTCTACGGCGATGCAACTGCAATGGTACCGCAAGCCAACCCTGCGAGTGTTGGTCCAATTGAGATTGACTTGCAGAATACCACACCACTTGCTGGTGGTGGGTATGAACAAATTAAAATATACATCGGCAAGACCGCCCCAAGCACAGTTGGAAATGGCGTATATCTGAACACGCACAACATGCCAATGAACCCCACAGAGGTCATAAACGAGGATATGGACTTCATAGCAGATAGCATGTGTGCATGGGCAAAGAACGACAATAGCACCATGCCGTGAGAGGTGATGCAAATGGAAACGGAAAAGGAAATTATAATAGATGGTCAGAAGTATGTAATACGGAAGTTGACTTTCGGGCAGGTGAATAAACTATCCAACTTGTCCATGAGCAGTACGCCAGAACATCCACGCAATGACGAAATTGCACGCACCATCGTGATGTTCGGGTTGAAGTCCGCACCGTTCCCGATAACGGCGGAGAATATTGACAACCTGCCAGCACATGTTGGGTTACAGTTAATCAGGGAAATTAACGAGTTTAACGGCGAATTGGATGTTGTAAAAAAAACAAACTCCGAAATGTATGGAAATACCGCACTGGACACGATGCCTGGACAACAGAACTCACAATCAAGTTCATCTTCCTGAAGGAGTTCAACATGAAGCCCTGGGAAGTGGACGAACTGTCATGGGAAGAAATCCAAGCGTATATGGAACTGCTCAAGTCATACCACGAAAACGAGCAGGACGCAATAAAAGGGGTGCATAATGCCTGGCGAAGAATTTAAATTGGTAGCAAAAGTCAAATTGGCACCAGATGCGAGCGAGTTGGAAAAAGAAATAGATAAGGTGTCCAAAAAGAAACTACCAGAAAAAATCCGAGAAATTACAACAGAATACGCTGGATACGCTGGGAAATTCACAGACCAGATACGCAGGGCAGGTCAGATGGGATTTCGGGTGGGGCAGGAAATTCAAGCGTCTACAGAGGGTAAAATACATAAAATGATTGGCGAAATGATGAAAGCCAAGCCGATGGTAGAAGCATCCGCAGAAACCATTGGTGCTGGTAAGGGTGTTGCAGGTGCTGGTGTTGCTGGTATGGTCATCGGTGCGATTGTAGGCAAGTTTGACCACGCAATTGGGGTTCTTGGGGATTTGTTTGATGTGAATTTCAAAGAACTTCTTACCGTGCAAGGCATAGTCAGGCAGTTAAAAGACAGTTCGCCATTGCTCCAGAATGTAGCAAGCGGTATAGGTATGGCCATCAAATTGTTTTTCATGCCATTTGGAAATATCTTGGGGTTGCTCTTACGACCACTGATGGTGTTCCTATTGCGTGCGGCAGTGGCGTGGCTTAAAATATGGAAGCCAATTCAGGACTTCTTTAAAGACCCTGCTGGGGCGTTGAGTAAGTTGTTCGACGGGCTGAAAAACTCAATTGGTGACTGGGCAGGCAAGATTGGCGAATCTATACAAGTGTTTTTCGGCGATGTTGTGGCAGGGTTTTCACAGGCGATTGCTGGAATTGGCAATACTATACTTGGCGGGCTCAGGGGTGTGATTGATGCCATACTGTCATTACCAGGCAGAATCGCAGACGAGATAGGTAAATCAATTGGCGGTATAGGTGGGCAGGTTAAAGGTGGTATATCACAAGTTGGTGGGTGGATTGGCGGTGCAGTCAGTTCTTTGAATGTAGGAGGGTGGTAATATGACATATACATTGGTTCGTGGTTCAACTACTATAACACTTCATAGTGTGCAGTCCGAAAGAGTATCGAGGCAGACATTCATAACGGTAAATCCGATGCCAACCAGCGACGCAGAAGACGCAATGATAATTGACTACGGCGGTGTGGTTGAGCAAATTGCAATAGACGGCAAAGAAGTATTCAATGATCCCCAAAAAACAGAACAAGAGAACTGGGATGCATTGGTTGCGTTCGTTAAGGACTTGAGTGAGTTGGCTAATGGCAATCAGACAGGTGGTGACACTCTATACTATAACAGCGATTTGCTCGGAACAAACATTCCATGCGTTGTTTTAGACCTTAACATAACTTACAATGCGGGTATACCGCTGGAAGTTGACTACTCAATAACGCTGGTTAGGGGGTCATTGTATTGAGCGTAACCGTGCCAACTGGTAATACCAACGAGACCTATGTTGTATCTGTGTGGCTGAATAAAAATAGTGGTACATCATACGGCTGGGTAGAATTGACACCACATACAGTTGGCACAACTAAATACGCATATTTGCGGTCATTATCGTGCAACAAAGCATGCTTTCCAAACCCTTCAGTATTGCGTGCCACACTAATGAAATTGCCAGACTTGCAAACCGAGACAGGCATCAGTCCAGACACATTGGTGCGTATCGGCAGAGGCATAACGGTTGTTGTTGACAGACAAGTTAGCGGTAGCAGTCAGTCAATGTGGATTTGGCACGGCAGGATAACTGCGGTAAATCGAGAGAACAAAGCAATGTGGCATATTGAGGCAGAGGATGAACTCTGGTATCGGTGTAAGAATATACTCATATCTGACGCAGATTATATTACACTAACAACAGTAAATAATACACAAGACCCAGATGACCCAGCACATGGCAATTATGTGCCCTCAATGGCAGGGGCGTGGAAATACCTTTATGACCATTATGTGCATATTGCAAGCGATACCAATACCAACCTGCCATTCCCAAACATTGTGATGACTGGCGATAGGATTTCATATGACACTAAAAATGGTTGTGCACTCGGCTCGCTGGTGTATGGCAGTTCTTCAAGTCAAATATTTAACTCACCGCATCTTATTCCAATACGCCACAAAACAATGTTTGCATTGTGTGATGAACTCATAACCAAACAAAACTGGCGATTGTTTAATGATGGTGCATATGTATCAGACCTCACATACGGAACAATATACTACAACAAAACAAAACTACAAATTGCTGGAGAAGGCACTATACATGATGCTTTCACAATTCCAAGTCAGTTCGCATCACAGATAAAATGGAAAACTACTCGTGATTTATTTGCTACGCATGTCAAATTCATTTACAGGGGTGCAACTGGCAATTTCGGATGTGCATGGGGTCATTCAAGCACCGACCATAATTTACCATTTTGTAATGATAGTAACCACCTCGACTATATGCAAACAATAGTAAATGCAGGTGCACATCCTGGGGATACTGTTGGAAATGTGATTGGTACTGTCGGCAATCCGAAAATTTGTGGGGTTCAATTATACGCTCTTGGATTACATCGAGATGTTGGTTATGAGGGTGTAATTCCGAGTTGTGGAATATCTATCACAATTGAGCACGGGGAGGCAGGTGGGGCACATCAAACTCTTACTGGTGTGGGGAAGATATATCCACAAAGTTTACTTGGTGGAGTTGATAATAGTGCAGGTGATATCTTAATTCCAACTGCAGTAATATCATTTGATGATACAGTCGAAATACCTTCATCGGATACATATCTTCATATCGGTATATCTGCATTGGGTGGAAACCCCAACCCACATGTATATTATTGGCTGTATTATGCTGAAGCAGTCCAACCAGATTGGTACCCGCATGGTTGCCTTTATATCTGGGACAGTATTGATGGTAGATACGAGACAACAACAAACGGTAGCCCATTTCCAGCAGAGGACGGTAGGGATTTGGACTTTAGATTACTATTAAGTCCTGGCGAAAAAGTCGCAGAACGGTATGCAAGTTCTGATGTGTATGATAAGTATGGCAAGATAACAAAAACATTCAAGCGTTATGCATACACATCAGATTATTATGTTATTCAATTTATGAATTACTACCTTGCGAATTTTAGTGACCCGAATGCAATCCTCGAGGGAATTGCACCTGTAAAACGGTCAGCATTCCCAATCGATTTAACGGTCGACTACGGAAACAACCAATCCGTTGAGACAATTTGTGCGAACCATAAAATAAAAGTATATGACCCAATCAACAACATCGGCACGGCAACAACACCTGCAGTAATGTATCTGCGTTCAGTTGAGTTCAGATACCCCGAATGTTTGTTCTACCTAACCTTCTCGCCGTATTCCAGCGACTTTTTGACTTTTGTAATGCAGAACATCCAGTCCGACCTGTCCACCATACGGCAAGAAGAAGGCGTAATTTTATAAACATATTTTTATAAAACACTTATATAAAATTAATTTAACGGGTTTTTATGGGGGTGGGAGGTATGAACATATGGGGTGGGCATTAAAAATCGTTTCTCGGTGGATTTCCGTAAACCGAGCCAGTATTAACACCCACCTTCCGATACCTTCCATGACTTCTTGCTCTTTTTCTTGCGTTTCGTCATATCTTTCCTCCTTTGAGCCCTTCCATATTTTCTACTGCGAACTTGAGAATGGTTCGCAGTGCATCATCCATCGTCCTTGCGCCGAGTTTTACTTTAATAAGCAACACGGCGGAATGTGTCTCTGCACTTACGGGAATCATGCACATTTTTTTGGGTGTCATGTTTAACCGTATACATTGCAAGTATTTAAACTTTTTTAATTTCTTAAAATAGTTTGGAGTATTTCTTAAACACATTGCCGTAATGACGCACATACGCCAGCACTAAATCCGATTGTTGTGGTTCTTGGTCTGGAATGACTGCATCAACGCCGTATTTGGTGTTGTTTGCGTAGTCATTCATGCACCTGTAAAACGCTTTGGGGCATATTGTGTATACTGGTATAAATGACCTGTCGAGGTTTGGGATTGCGTCATTGTATGGGTGTTCTACATAAATCAAGCATAGGAACGGTACGCTGGGATGTGTCTTGCGGAATTTCTTGGCGTTTTTCTCGCCTTCAACCAGTGGCACGATTAGGTTGCCGTCAAAATCTTTCATACCGAATGCAGAATTGCTGTCATGCCAGACGAATCTAACGCCTTTGACCTGCTGTAGGTACCATTCGATGTTTGACGGCATGCCAATTAGTGCCATTATTGGGTGGTCTGGCTTATATGTCAAGATGTAACTGGTTATGTCCTGCACCATTTTTTCTATTCCGTCCACTTCTTGTGGTCTGTTTTTGAACAGCATATATTTCATCTAATTCACCTCCGAGAATTTCAAATATTGGCTTCAGTGGTTGTATGATTGCCCGTTCAATGTGTCTGGCAACATCAACACTCACGCCTTCGGGTATTGGCTCGTCGTGGTCAAGTGCGATAACATCGGTTGGCAGTCCTTTAACGAAATACATAACAAACTTACTGCCGTAGCCGTATGACTTGCCAAAGTGCTGGTTGCTGTAAGTGCATGCCTTCATTGCCTGTGTCTGGACTTTGTAGTTAGTTTTGTTTATGGACGCTGGTATCGCTAATTTTTGTGGCTGTGCTTTGACTGCGTCAATATACTGACCCACGAAATCGTTGAGTTCATCAACACTTTTACCTTCCAGTATGCCTTTCAGGACTGCATATTGCACTTCGACGGTGGCTTCGGCGGTGTTTGAGCGTCTTACTTCGAACCCACGCACTTTGATTTTGCCAGTTGATGACATGCACGCATACCGCTTCTTTACTGCTGTAAAGAACACAACCTTGTGGAAGTCCTCAAGTTTGGTTGACAGGTAGCATTTGCCAGTGCCACCGTTTTGGCGGTAGAAGTCGTCATATGTGCTGTTCAATTCGTTTATCAGTGCGTTTATATCAGTGTTTGGCGTGCCGATATGCACATAGACGCTGTCAGTATCGCCATAAAGCACTCGGTAGCCCTTACGCTCAAAGAACTGCCTGTTCCATTCCAAATGCTTGCGTGCAATTGATGTTATGGTGTTGAACATCTCGCTGTCAAAGTTGCGGTAAACTTCCGAACCCAGCACACCAGCGAATGAGTTAATCAGGAATTTAACTACCCGCTGTTTGTCGTCAAGAATCTTGTATTCGGTAATGTTGCTGGTTGCCTTCATCTTGTCTTTGAGTTCCTTGCGTAATTTCAGCAATCCACTAATCATTTTCGGGAACACATACAGTCCAGTTTTACGGTCTGGGCTGATGTTCCATGACAGCATGATATTCGGGTATTCGCTGGCGTTATCCACTTCAGCAACCCACTCATAACGCCCAGGCACGGGCTCATACACAGTCGCACCAGTTTTTTGAACGCCCTCCTCTTCTTGTTTTGATGTGGTGTGCTGGATATACCTGCCTTTTACCTCGTGAAATGTGAATGCGTCCACGACCCGTGAGTTATACAGTGTGTCCTCTATTTTACACCCAGCCATCATGGCAATGCCAACATGGAATTTGATTATGCCGAGTTTGTTGTCAAGGTCAACACACAGTTTTACATCGTTCAGGCAGTAATTAGACAGCGTACCGTTTTTGTATTCTTGCATGATGTCTTCACGCTTGACCTTGCCAACGCCCAGTTCGCTCTTGGCTATGTAATCCAGCGAATAACTCCGCACTTCGCCCTCGTGTAGTTTGCGGTATCCTTTCATGAGGTCAAATACAACATACTGGTCGAACTTTAGCCCGTGTCTGTTGGACAGATACGCAATGTCATAATTCTCTACATTCCACCCCGTGATGATGTCTGGGTCAATCAATGCCAGCAGTCGCACAAATTTATTTATGAGTTCATGTTCGGATTTGCATTTTGCGATTTTATAACTACCACCAGCAAACTCAATGTGTGGCGTTTGTTCGGTAGTCAGCACCATATACTTGCTGGTGTAAGTGTCATACATTGCAATACACAGGACTGGCTGGGTTGGCATGTCTGGGCTGGCAAATCCGTTTTCGTCGCTGACTTCAATGTCCAAGAACAGCACTCTGAAATTCGGCTCGGCGTTATGTGCAATCGGCGTTATATTGCCGTCTTGCACATCCACCCAGTTCTTAATGCCCAAGTCATACCTAACCCTATCCACAAACCTTATGTCTGCCTCGTAAGTTTGCACGAAATCCCGCCTAAAATCCGCAACATCGCCAGGTCTCTCCATGACTATTTTCTTGAGTTCTGTGCCGTCAATCCCTACATACGGCGTTTTGTCATCCACAGCAACCAGCCCTTTGACACCTTGCGGTATGTGTGCAGTTTTAGGCACGAAAAAATACGGAAAAATGTCTTTAACGGTAATGACCTGCCTCGTGCCATCTTCCATGCGTATTGCAACATTAACCCAGCGTGGCACGACGCCAGTATGGTAAATCTTGCTTACTACACCACGCATTTTTCCATGACCTCCACGATTGGCTTGAGTTGAATGTATGGGTTGCACCCAAACCGTATGTGGTATTCGGCGTCTGCAAGTTTCATGCCGATTTTTATGCGTGCTTTGTCGTCTGGTATTGCCATGACCTGTTCAAACACTTTCTCTATAACTGTATCCACATCATGTGCACGCAGAATTACTCCCAGATTCTTGGATGTTATAGTGTCTATGTCCTTGAAATCTCCAGCAGTTCTGTTCAGTTCTATAATCGCCTTACGCATACTACCGCCAGACGCCTTGACCACACGCTCAACATCCACATCCGCAATGTTCATTACTTTTGCAACCTGCTGGATTATCTCTTTGATGTCTTGTTCGTTGTAGCGTTCAAATTTCAGCACCAGACACCTGTCCCTGATTGGTAGTATAATTCTATTCAGCCAGTTGCAACACAGTATAAATTTCGTGATATCTGCGTAATCTTCCATGACCCTGCGTAGTATTGCCTGTGCTTCTGGCGTCAGGTAATCCGCCTCGTCCAGTATAATGAGGTTGCACTTGAAATCTTCAGATATAGGGTGGCGTCTGGCAAATTCTCTTACTTTCTCCCGTATTGCGTCAATGCCACGCTCATCACTGGCATTCAATTCCAGCACATAGTTTTTCCAATCCTCGCCGAAGAGTTCGCTTGCGACGGCAAATGCCATCGTTGTCTTGCCCAGTCCATGCTCGCCAGTAAATATCAGGTTTGGTGTGGGCTTGCCTGCTTTGGTGTCAGCCACCCACTGGATGACCACACCTTTTACCTTGACCTGCCCAACCATCTCGGATATTTTACTGGGTCTGAACATTGTTATTGGATTCGGCAACTTCATCACCTCCGTAAGACCACACCCAATGTCTCGCCAACCAACCTTCAGCCCATGCACGCTGTAATCTCTCGGATTTGTGGCTGTCAATCTTCTTGCCTTTGTACCCACGATTGGCAAGATAGACCATATAGTCGTCCAGCAACGCTTTGTTCCCATTACGCAATTCACCTATCACATGACTGATACACGCTTCCACAGCGTGCATTAGGTCGTCGCCACGATACAGCACATTTCCGTTTTTATCCCGTACTCTTATCATCCACATCACCACAGTTATGTATGAATAAATGATGACACTTGTTGCACACATACAATTCAACGGGCTTGTCTGGACTGCTGGATTTTACCTGCATATCCACACGCACATGCTCGCCTGTATGCGGACACTCAACGAACCCAATAATCGGTATGCTTGGGTTAGTCAGATACGCAACAAATGTCGTGCTCCAACTCCTGCATATTGTACACCTTACTTTTTGCATGTGCATCTAACCTCCTCTGGTATGAATTTAATTCCTTCTGGCGATGTTGTGTTTGGGTCAATATCCCACTGCCCGCACAATTTACAGCGTATGACGCCAACACCCCAGATTTTATCACGCTCAATCAGTATCATTGAGCCCACCACACTTGCACCGCAACTCTTTGGGAATGCCCCAGCATATATTCCATGACGATGCATGGTCTACTTTCCACCTACCACACTTATCGCAACGCACAACTGACACGCAACATGTCGTATTATCTGCCATTACTTCACCTCCACACCGTGCTGGCATGCGTCTTTCCGAGCAGGAGGCACAATAACGGTAGAGGATTGACCACATCCCATAGGAGGCATGCACCCATCTTTTCGGGACGCATACCAGCACTTCTTGACTACTTCCACAGTTTTTTCGCCAACACCATCCACTTCATCTTTCCATTTGTCTACATTCTGCATTGCATTTGCCAACGAGCCGTATACATTTAGTATACAATTTGCAGTTTTGACACCAATACCAGGAAACCCAGCGAGGACACACACAGCATAGTCATCTTCGGTTGCATGCTTGCGTACAGGCGTGTATGTGGGTATGTCTTTGTCCATTGCCTTCTTGACAATGTGATACAACACCCACTCTATATGATTGCCAACGAACAGCACAGATACGCCGTGCTTCGCAACCAAACTGCACACTGACGCAACAACTGCATTCGGGTTCATCTGCCCACGCACATGGCGTGCCAACAACTCCGATAGCGTGCCTTCCACCATGACCACGCAAACTTGGAAGTTCTCACGCATCTCGTGGACTTGCTGGAATAACCTGCCGTCCTTGATTGACGCAATGTAATCGCTGGGCGTCTTGCGTTCTATACCCAGCACATTGCCTATAAAAATGTCGGCGGTGTCGTAGGCGTCTGTTGCGATTGTCATCCCCAACTCGCCAGCAATCTTTGCAACTGTCTTGACTATATCCTCTGGCTCACGGCTATCTACGCAAATTTCCATTTGCATTCACCCCCGATACAGTGATTTACCAATCTCCCGCACCCATACGGCATGTAGTTCTTGATGTAAACACTGTAAATCTGCGTGTTGCGGTGGTGGACATTGTGTCTGTCCACCCACTTGTATTTATCTGCAAGTGCTGAATAAAACTGATATAGAAACAGCAAGTCATAACCCAAATACTCCAGCCACACACATGAAGCCACACGAATGATGTGTGCTGGGTTTGGCTCCATCAACCCACGCCGAATGCACAGTTGAGGGAATATCATGTCCAGAAACTCGTCGCTGACATACACAGGGTTAAACGGTATGCGGATGTTGATATCTTGTGCTGGCAGTCGCAAAGTCCCGATGTGTTCTGACTTCGTCAGCCCTGCGTCTTCAAGTAGTTTGAGTGTCTGGTGTGCGTCAAACACTCTTGATTTGTTGATTGGTGTTAGTTTGTGCTGACCTCTTGCGTGTTCCAGTATGTCATGTACAGTCATTTCCGTGTTGACCTCTACGCAATACAATCCGCTTTTCGTGTTGATTGTGTTGGGGAACCGCAATATGCGTCTTACATCGCCGTATAAGTGTATATCGGAGTATTCGCTTTTCAGTGCTTGCTGGATTGATTTGGTGATTGACTTTGCGTCATGTAATTTGTATTGCATGATTTTAAGTGGCACCCGTATATGGAAACCTTTCTTACCGCTGAAAAACACTTTATATTCAATACCAAGTTCGTCAAATACCTGGGTCTGGTCAATAACTGACGCCCAAACGCTCTCAAGATTTTTACCATCAAAGTCCCATGCTATCTGCTCAAGGTTGCAGGTGTTCGGTTGTGGGTAAGAGTTCACCGACACATAGCAGTCATGTGTATAATGGCGGTTCAGCAATGCGACCAACTGTCTCATGTCCTTTACCCATACTTGGTTTGGTGTGCCGAAGGTGCGTGGAAAACCCCGTGCCAACCAGGTCATGTTCACTCTCCTACACGCCCAGCGATAA